ATTTAGTGGCTACAGACTGACTCTGTGCACGTCGGTTCCGCCCCTCCATTGCAGTGCTCAATGAATTTCGGAAGACGTGGATTATCATGAGGAAAGAGATATTCCGGGTATCTTGGCTGCTCATCCAAGTACACGCGCACTACTCTAAACTCACGTCGGTGACGAACATGCGCATTTAGGGTGCGCCTTACCTTCCCAAGGAATTGATTAACATAGTGTACAAGTTGAATTGAATTGTTTTTGTTGTTTGAAGTTTCTTCGGCACACAACCTTGTACCGTCGCGGTCCACCCACCAAGCATCGTCGTTGTCCAGGGACACAACCCCCCTTCGTTGACAGTCTCTACTGGTGCTGACCTTTGACCTGCGGATTACCCACCGGCCCCGATTTATAGAGCTACACCTCGCTCTCCCACACACGCAGCGTGGAGTTTCGCCCTTAGGCATTTCAACACCCAGACGTCTAAGCATTAACCGCTGAATCAATTACTCCCTTAAATTCAACCTCGTATTCGACTGTGAGGAACCCGGCAGATACAACCGAGCCAGCACCGTTTATGGTGCACATGACACTAGAGAAAGAAAGATCATTGACTGAGTTGCACGGGACAACTTGTGAGCTTGCCCCAGTGAAGGGGACAGAGTTTCCGGGAAGAGTGAGAACACTGCTGATCTTCTTCCAGCTAGAGTCGACGTCCAGTGGGATGCTGAACGTCTTGCCTGCTGAGAGATTGAAAGTTTTATAAGTATTGGATGACGCGTATGCGACTTGAGCCGATATACCGGCATCGATGGCATCCCGACTACTAGCAAGTACAACCACTCCTTGCTGCGTGGTGCCAACGTTGGGCACAAAATTCAACTTGCCGCCGAGCACCCTGTAATACATGAAGTCGACTGACATATTATTCAGCTTCCTCAAGTGGGGTGGGTCTGTATTGCCTACAGTTCCGGCTGTCCACACGCCAGAGGCGAGTGTTGCGCTTGTCAATCCAGTTGGGTTAAGTATGTAACCGCAGCTGAAATTACCGGAAGAATTGGTGAGGGCAGACACCGATGTTGTGCCCGCGGCCCCACTAGTACCTACGACAAGTTGTTCTGTGACCTTAGTCCGCATTGTATCGCGCTTGATGCGACTTGATTGATTCTTCTTAAC